ACCAATAATATGGCTGAAATAAATTGGGTGAATGCGTGCAATATTTACATCTTTCACACAGGTGGATTCCATTCATTTTTTATCTGTTTCGAATCAAACTAGACCAGCCCACTCATTAATCGTAGCATTCAAAGCCCCCATAACAAGCATCTTGTCACTTTCGTCATACTCCATAAGCACCTCCACTGTCCGGTCACCATTACAATCATTGTATTCCCTTCCTGTTTGAATATTGACAGGAAGACCGTTCTCGTGGACTGCTTCAAGCCATGCCTCAAGCAATCCTTTATTCATTTCTATTTTAGCACTTTTCATAATTTCTTACTTTAGCAATAACAGACGATCCATTCTTCTTTATACCAATCTCGTCCAACACCAATACATCAGGATATTTTGTCACCCATTCCGGAAAATAATTTGTTGTCAGAACAACAGTAAAATCACCTTGGAAATAATCCCCTCTGACCAACGCCTCGTAATACTGTAACTGCCATTCCGGGATGTCATCAAACACCATTACATCAACATTTGTATCAATATGTTCCAAGAAACTTTTAAGACTTGATGATCTGACATCATAAAAAACACTACGCTTGTTTTCGCACATTTGAAGTGCCAACTGAGTTTTTCCACACCGAGGAGCTCCTACTAATAGTATTACTTTCATATCATTCACAATTTAAGTTTATCACATTTATTAATTTCTACTACAAGTTATTCACGCTCAAATATTTTCACTCCAGCCACTTCTTCTATCTTATCCTTCGCTAGTTCAGGTATTCGTACCCAACCACTCCGCCAATTATTAAACGTATAAATCGGCACCTTGCATTCATCAGCGAGCCTTTTAGCCATCTCAGATGATTCACATACTGGTAAACTGCGCAAATAGGTTCGTAATGCCATGCCATCCATTGTTTTTTTCTTCTTTTTTTCTTCCATATTTAATTAAATATTGAATATTGTTTTGTAGATTTATAATGCAAATATAAATTTAAGGAAATTAATTTCCAAACGCTTTAATAATTAATTTCCTATCATTTTAATTATAAATATGAAACACTTTGGAAATCAATTAGATGAATTATTTAGAAAAAAAAGAATTATTCAAAAGGATTTTGCTGATAGAATGGGGGTAACTGCGGTTACTATAACTAAATGGAAATCCCAAGAAAGTATTGATGCCGCTAAATTGGAGGCAATATCTAAAATATTAAATATACCCATTTCATATTGGTTTGATGATGAAAATTGTCAGCTCAACCAATCAGTCGTTGGCGATGGGAGTGCAGCCTCTATATATGGTAATGCTACCGCTGGAGTTATAGCAGACAAAGATAAAGAAATAGAGCATCTGAAACAGTTACTCAAAGAAAAAGAGAGGCTAATTCAAGTATTAATGAATAAATAATATTGTAGTTATGATAGAATTAAAGGCTAGACCTTTTTACGCCTAAATACTGGGACGTAATCGGGACAGAAGTATGAAAAAAGAGAGATTATCCATATTATTAATCAGCCTATTAGTGGAAGCAAAATGTGTCAATAGCTCGCCTCATTCCGACACTGTAAAGGATAAGCCGCTAATAATTAGTGGCTTTCTGTTTTTTTAGAGATAAAGCCAGAACAAATACGGGTACCCTATTTTATGGGTCAAATTCTATTCTCGGATTATAATGCTAACATCCTACCAGCCGAATATTTTTTGTGAAAGTATATAGGGAGGTAAGAGTTTTTCGTTATCTTTGCTCCCTACATGATAAAACTGATTTTATTTTCCTGTTAACCATTAGGATCATAAGATATACCTTCTTGATGATTTCTTTAAGTAAAAAATGAGAATTAATGAATATGAGAAATTTGTTTTTGACTTTAGCTTTCGGTCTATGTTCCGGCGTATTCGCCCAAAATACGACTGTTTTTGAATCTCCTATTATGGGGTGGAGCTCATGGAATACCTATCGGGTTCATATCAATGACACCTTAATAATAAGGCAAGCAGATGCTATGGTGCAAAAAGGACTGAAAGAAGTAGGCTATTCCTATGTGAATGTAGATGACGGTTTTTTTGGATGGCGGGATGAAAAAGGAGTGATGCAAACACATTCCGAGCGTTTCCCGAATGGATTGAAGGGAGTGGCGGATCATATTCATTCTTTAGGATTGAAAGCCGGCATTTATTCGGATGCGGGAAGCAATACTTGCGGTTCCATCTGGGATAAAGATATGAACGGCATAGGTTCCGGTTTGTACGGACATGAATTTCAGGATGCCACGTTGTATTTTAAAGAGTGGAGATTTGATTTTATCAAGATTGATTATTGCGGAGCCGGTCAGGAATTGAATCTGGAAGAAGAAAAACGATATACCGAAATACGCCAGGCTATAGATAATCTGGGTTGCGGACATGTTTCTATTAATATCTGTCGATGGGCTTTCCCGGGTACTTGGGCTAGAAACCTTGCTCGTTCATGGCGAATCAGTGCGGATATCCGCCCGGAGTGGGGATCAGTAAAATATATCATCGATAAAAATCTTTATCTGTCTGCCTATGCGGGAGAAGGTCATTATAATGATATGGATATGTTGGAGATAGGTCGAGGGCTAAAACCTGAAGAGGAAGAGGTACATTTTGGAATGTGGTGTATCATGAGTTCACCTTTGTTGATAGGATGTGATCTGACAACCATTCCGGAAACGTCATTAAAACTGTTGAAAAATAAAGAACTGATAGCTTTGAACCAAGACCCTTTAGGATTGCAGGCATACGTAGTTCAGCATGAAAATGAAGGGTATGTGTTGGTGAAGGATATAGAACGAAAGCGTGGTAACGTACGTGCGGTTGCTTTATACAATCCTTCGGATACGATTTGTAGCTTTACAGTTCCGATGAATATTTTGGAATTAGGAGGAAAGGTTAAGGCACGCGATCTGGTGAAACAGCAGGATTTACCGGAGATAAAAGGGGGTGTTCTGAATCGAGAATTACCTCCCCATAGTGTGCTGATTTTACGTATGGAGTCCGAGAAGAGATTGGAAGCGACTGTTTATGAAGCGGAATGGGCTTATCTGCCTTGTTTCAATGATTTGGGAAAGACTCCGAAAAGCATCGTATATGCTCCGTTACATGAAGCATCCGGAGGCATGAAGGTAAGTTATCTGGGAGGGCGGAAAGAGAATTTTGCAGAATGGAAAGAGGTGTACAGCGAGCAGGGCGGTGAATATGAAATGACTATCCGCTATGTGCCTAAAGCAGACCGTAAGCTGGAAGTCTGTGTGAATAACGAAAAAAGGATTCTTCTTGATTCGCTGTCGGCGGATGAGACTCAAAAGATAGCTTCGATTACTGTTCCGGTGCATTTGAAAGCAGGGAATAATAAGATACGTATGGGAAGCTTATTTTGCTGGGCTCCAGATATAGACTGTTTTACTTTGAAAAAAGTAAGTGAGTAG